GCTCTGCCATTTTGATTCACATAGGCGGGAGTGGTTAACTGTACAGCTGGTGCATAGAAGAGAATCTGATTACCGGCTGTTGTTCCATGTGTGAATCCCATGCTGCTCAAATTATTTGCCTGAATATTAGACATAAAATTGACATGTTGTGTAGCTGAAAGATCCAGTGTCAGCTTTCCAGTCGGTACACGATCCGTAATATCTATCGAATCACCCCCTAGCAACAAGTTATGTACCGTCGTATTCGCCAGCGTGACATCCAGTCCAGTAGATGGATACATCGTGCCACCCGATAAAGCTTCGGTTGCATAGGAGCAACCCAACATTACATTTCCAGAATTAGCCGAATTAATGACCTGCGGGGTAATCCATGTTGTAAGTACACTGTTAGGGTTAGTTACCGCACTAATACCTCCATACAATCCTATGAATTTAAAACTAAATACAGGTTTTATACCGACCGTCGCCTTGAGATCAAAAGTACCTTTTGCATCGATAATGGTATGCAGTACGCCATCAACATGGTAATGAATCGTCAGTGCTTCCAGAGCATCACTGATTGGGTTGTATTCAACATCAACACCTGCCGTTATGGTTTCTGCCATAGCGCAACCCCTGACCAGCGCTCCCCAGGCAGGGGCAGTTCCAGCTGTGCCTGATCCTGCCAATTCCACATCAAAACTGGCTTCAACATAATATTCACCTACCAGTTGCTGGCTCCCGCCAAAATATGGTTTAATCAACGCGCGATCAACGTTTTTTGCATTTAGCTGGTTGATTGTAACGTTACTGACCAGGATTGCATCTGTGGCTCCTACGGGTACTGAATCCGTTAAAGGCGTTGGCTGTATCTTTGCTAAAATTGCTGTTTTTCTGATATAACGGCTCACGTTAAACCTTTCTCTCAAAATATCCTGTTATAAATTCAAGCTGCCACCACAATGTAGTTGCAACAAGTTGTAAAATTCTTCCACCGCCATACTGGATCGGATCGTATCCATCTTCTACAACGAATCCCAGTAAGGTTTGTATTACAAGTTTGCGTAATGTCTCAAGTTCGGCATTAACCGCATCACCTCTTGAATCGCGCGAGTTACCAACAGCTAGAATGATGCCAAAACGTTCAATGACATGCTGTTCTACGCTCTTATCGGTCAACTCATTAGGTTTTGCTGCGTCTGCCAGAGGTATGACATACGCAACGGGTGGCATTTTCAAATCGTCCTGAGCTGATACAAAGTTTGCGGCTCCTGCAACTTTCCTGAAAACATTAACTCCATTAACTTTTATGTTAATTAGTTGATTAACTACTGGTTGAGATAACATGATTAAAAAATGTAGGGCGGTTTGTTATAGTCACTCAATTGAGTGCTATTAAAAACGGATTTTTTTGGATTCATCCCGACCATTCCCGTATCAGGAACGGTATGATTGAGCTGATCCAGCCCAAGAGAAACCGTTCCTGATACTACTTTATTAAGAAAACTGACGGCATCAAGATAACGTTGCCGAACCTGATCCGGACATTTTCCACCATATAAATCATAACGAGCAATATCCGCTGCCATTTTTATCAGACGAGATGGAATGCTACTTAGCGGTATATTGTAAATTCTTGAAATATAGCTGTTTATTTCTTCATCAGCATCAGCCAATGCCTGACCCAGCACGACAGTATCAATGGCACCTGTATTTAATCGATCAGTCAGCTCAATCAAATCCTTTTCTCCAAAACGGTCGATCATGTCTTGCTGGGAGGCATAGGTCATATCAGTATTCGCTTATCTGATTAAGATGCAGCAGTGCCGGTTGCAGCTGCCGCAGTAGCACCGGTTGTATCCGTACCAGTTGCAGCAACAACAGCTGGAGTTGTCGCAACAGTATTAACAGGGGCAACTGTGAAAGTGATGCCAGTAGCTTCGCTGGCCACAACTTCGATATCGAATGATGAACTGATGATGCCATCTGTAACTGTGATGGTTGCGCTACCGGTTTTACCGATACTCTGCACACTGGCTGAGAGAGTATCTGTGGCAGGTGTTACCGTGACAACGTTAGTGTCGCTGCTGGTGTAGGTGAGCGGGCCATTCAGCACGCCAGGATTACCAGCGGCATCAGCAGCCGGAGTGGAGATAATGGTAATAGGTTGTACCTGTGTATCATTGAGAGTGATTTTCATTTTAACGCCTTCTATAGTAAGATTATCGGATGCGATTTTTACAACTATTCGCGAAGCTGGCATCCAATCAGCCCCGCACAATAAATCAAGTAATTTCCTTAGCAGATTCATTTAGGCAACACAGTTCTGAAAAAAGTATCCGGCATCCGGTGCGCAAATTACTTCTTTAACACTTTCGCCTGATCGAATCAGTGTTCCACCGCGCAGCCCCTTCTTTGGTTCAGGCAGCGCGCCGGCCACACGTCCGCCCCATTGCGCAGTAAATCCGTAGGTAGGTTGCCCCATTTGAGCCGCTTGTAGGCTACTGAACAGCAACGAACAATGTTTTCCCCAGGTACGCACGTAACTTGCAGTCTGACCCTTACGTGCCGTATTTACCCAGGCATCCCCGATGATGATATTTTGAATCTCCAGCAAATCAGACAATGCCTGCTTGGTCACGACACCGGCACCCTGTACGGTTTTGAATACCGCCTGAACAATCTTTGGATGCTGACGCAATACCGTCCAGGCTGGACGACCGATAACCAGCTGATTAGGGCGGAATAGGGTACCGTCGATTGCTTCCATTAAATCTGTGAGAGGATTGGAATTTACGTAATCACTCCATTGACCTGTGCCGGTCATGGTTTGTTTATTTGCAGCAACATAATTATTTGGGTTAAATACGATTCCTGATGTGCGTACCTCACGATCCAGCTCTACCAGAGAAGTCAACATCATGGTTGATAGCGATTGCGGATCAATGGGGCCGCCGCTAGCTGGTTTTGCCATGCTTGCCCACGCCTCTTGTTCATCGTTTGGAATCAAATCATCCAGCCCATGATCGACTACTTCGTCATTGATCAGTACTCCGCCAAAATCAACCATGTTAGGTTCTGATTTACGACCGATATGCGTATCAGGTACCGTATACCCTTGTGCCGAATCATATTTAGTATAGGTGAATTTCTTGGCGACCTGAATTCTTGGCAAAACATCATCCGCAATCAGGGTGACATCCGGATTTCGATATCCAATTGCAATAGCGGTCAGGGATGAATTTATCGGGAAAGCCGTGGTACTCAAGCCAAATAGCATGCCTGCCATTGAGTGTTCAGGCGTAATTAGGCCAAAGAACATGGCTAAAACGATAAACAGGGCAAGCAACAGGTTAAAACGATGGGTAAACAAATAGTTTTTCATGAAGATATCCTTTAAATGATTAGGAAAAGGCCGGTGCGATAGCGACAGAGCCTATATCGCCTATTACGCCGGATACATTCGCAATACCAATGATGCGTGTGAGTACAGCGGTGCCACTTATGGCATTTTGCACGTAAGCTGCTGCGGTATTTTCTGTATGCGTATGGCGGGTTGCCGTGATTGCACGCCCTGATGCATCTGATGTCAATTCATCACCGCGTGTGACGGTGCCGCCATACAGCACATCCGCATCCCCCAGTTTGATTACATCGCAACGTTCACCTGTAGCAGCTGGTATGTCTGTACTGATGCCGAAAATTGCATCAGTTGCGGCTGCGGCTTGTAATACACCGCCATCATTGGCACCAAACTTGATAATCGTGTTGGATGCTATTGCGCCTTCCGCCACGTAATTCTTTGCTAAAACAATATTGCTCATTTTTCAGCTCCTGACTTGTTATAAATATGTTGCACAGCCTGGGCAATGTTAATAATGCGACCGGCCACTGCTTCTGTTTCCTGAAATTCGATCGCACGGGCTGCCAAAGCTGTCGAGTCTTCCGGATCAAATTTATCGCTGACGCTGCCACCAGACATTTCACCAAAATTAACAATTACCGGCATAGCCAACAATTGCGCCTTATATGCTTCGATCAGCGGTTGTTTAGCTTCGCCGAACTCGACTGCCTTATCTTGTAATGTCATGTTATCCATCGTCGCAATCGTCACATCCTTATGGGCTGGTAACAGGCGGCCTTGCTTGATAAGTGCCTCGCTAAAAGCCACATGCCCGTCATGAAGTTCTTTACTGGTGCGATTTTTTTCCGCTTCTGCAAAATTTGCCAGACTCTTTTCAAGTTCTGCAATTCGAGCATCTTTAGCGGCATTTTCAGAGAGTACAGATTCAAGGTGTGCTTTTTCGTCTGGTGTCATTTGATTTCCTTTGGTTGGTTCAGAAAATTGTGATGGAGTAGAAAACGTGTCATCGTCTTCCTGTTTAGCGGCTTGCTCAAGACTGGATATGGTGTAATCAGGCAAAATATTGTCTGCAACCGCCAATCCTTTTTCGCCTATCATCCAGTCGCGCAACCGACGCCATAACGATGCGTTCTGTACATCATCCACGTCGGAAAACTCTACAATGCCCTGTTCAGTATCGGCAAATTCAGGAGAGCGCAACCCTTTGATAGCTGGCGGTTGTGCGCCAAGAAAACCGACATGGCGCAGGTAATACACACCAGGCACAGGATTGTTGGGAGAATCAGGGGCATAAAAAGAGGCACTTACTTTTTTGAATGCACCTGTCTTTACCATCTCGGCAAAATCCGGATTTACCTGATCAGTAGTTGCTTCAAGACTGCCAGCGGATAAGCTCAAACCACTGATCCAGCCGTAAGCTGGCGCATTGTTTTTTGGATGCCCGCAGACAATAGGTGCTTCGTGTATTGCCGGATCGTATGCGGCGGCTGTAGCAGACAGGTCAGTTTCAGAAAATGACAACGCCGTACCGTTCATCGCGGTATGTTTGCCGACCTTGAATATCTGGATGTGTTTAGTAGTGTTCATGACCGTCATTATCATGATGACGGCAGGATGACGCGATAACGAAAATGTTCAGTGCGTGAGCTATCAGTTTTTATCCTGGCTAAAAATCAATAATCAATAGCGAAATTCTCATTACACGAATATAGACTCAACAGAAAATAATAGTCATGCATTAGAATCGACAGGATAGGCCGTTAAGGGGCGTTAAAAACTAACGTAATTATACTTTGATACCTTCATTGCATCATTTAAACGGAAGTGCCTAAAATCGCATTCTGAACAGTTTAGCCATTTTAGGCACTGACAATATTTTTGATGGCCTTTTGCAGCACAGCTACTATGTCATCGCTCCAGGCATCCGGCAATTTTTGGGTTGGTATAAATTCTCGCGCCGGGATGGTGACGCTTTGCGCAAATACTTTTCTATTCCCAACCATGAAAAATAATGCTTTCTTATTTTTAGGCACAACCGTACCGCCAAAATTCTGTAGCGCCGCCTGTATCTTGTTGGTACCCGCCACAACACTATTACCGTCTATCTGATAATCAATGCTACCTCGCAACAATTCGCTATCTATAAGCGGCTTTCCATCGCGCGACTTGAGCGGCTCCCAGGCATTCCCTTCAGGATCATGCGATCCGTCAAAACAATCCAGTACCCCATTTTTCAGTACACGTCCTATCGCATCCATCTCCAGCCGGGGTTCTACACCAAATGCAATCAGGCGATTAAATACGTCCTGTACTTTCCGGTCATCTATATCAAATTTGATATTTGCCATATTCTGTCCTATACTGATCCAGCTGTAGTTGTTTGACGATTGGGAAATTCGCAACCATCAAGTGAGTCCGCCCCGGTAGCGGGACATTTTACGCGGGGAGTGGCGTCCCGCCTTTCGACTATAGCACCCCGTCGATAAGTTTTATATGCGGCTCACGCAGATTTGAAACATCTACCACCCCTCCACTGATTACCCTGTTTTCTATTATCATTTCCCGCGTTCCGTCATGCTGCCGTGTCTTCCTCACATAATCCACCGCTACGATAATCTTACCCATGCGCCCATTTTTATCTTTCGATGCGTTGAATACATAAAGCAAAGATTTTTTGTCATCGTCCCATAATATGGCGACAGGGTTCGCCAATAATTCCGGCAAACGCTTGATATAATCCAGCGGAATGCTTTTACCGGATGCAATCTTCACATCGCGCAGCATGTGTGAGAGCTTTGAATCATCAATAGCGATTGCCGCCGATTCAGGCGCAGCATTTCTGACTATCGTCAAATAATCCACTACTTTTGGAGTCAGCGCGCCAATGACATGCCTGTCACCCTTGGGGGTCATATCAGCCGATACCGTATCTACCCATGCAACAAATTCCTTTTGCAACTCCGGGACAAGTTGTTTTTCCATCGAATTAAATGCCGCTGCGCCCAGATCGGCTGGTGCTGTCGCAACTTTATCAATCAGCGCCTGGCTAATACGAGCTAGACCATCCTTTCCCGGATGATATCCCCATCCGGGATCAATGCCGTTTGGAACCTGGAATATTTCCCCGGTGCGCGGATTTGTCCAGGCACGGTTATCATCTGGAGGAGCTACATCTACCCCCTCTCTCCCCATTCTCTTCAGGTCGATATCCGATAGCTGCATCACCGAACAGCGGCAGTTCCATCCATTGGGCGGGTAATGCGTATTCCACCATGGATCATCCCAGCGCAAAATCAAACCGCTCCAGGCACGATGCGCCGGACGCGTTCGATCATCATCCACCGCTATATATTTCAAATATGGTGCTTTTTTAGCGTTCCTTATGATTTTTTCCCAGTGTTGTGCCGCATAGGCAGTACGCATATTGGTATCGTAAATAATTTTCAGCCGTCTGGCGCTACCCTACTGCACTTCACGTACTTCACCAGTCAGCGGGTCTTTCATATCCTGTTTTCCCCACCAGCCCGCCTTTTCCAGGATTGGTTGCAACTCATTCTGAAACCAGTAAAATGATTTACCTTCCGCGATAGCCTGATCAACTGCATCCTTTACAGTAGCCAGTAAATCAAGGTCGAGCATTTTGGCAACTGTAAAATTAATGTCATGTTCTTCATGCAGCATATCCTGCCAGCCGAAATTGGCAGATAACCCTTTAGTTCTGAAAAATTCAACAGCCTGTACTGGTGTCAGATTGAAACTGGTAGTAATTTTTGGAACTGTCATTTTGTATAGCCTAACAATCCTGCGTTAAAACCGGCATTCGTGAGTGAATCAATTAAAGCCTGTGGCGGGTTCTGCTTGAGCAGATCAGCCAGATGCTCGCGAAATGTAACCAGATCGCCGGATTGTTCCAGCATGGCTAGCAGATCATCCAGACGACTGCCCAACAATTCCTGGTATTGTCCTGAAAATTCTACCGCAGCATCTTTCATATTCTTCTGATCATTCATATTCGATTGAACCTTTTCCGATAAATATGCGGGTATATTTGCATAAGGTTCCTCTGCAAACGCTGCCGTCAATCCTGAATTAGTTCCAGGAACGATTTTTGGCGTAATAGGAATTTCTGTCCAGGTTCCACCGTATGTCTCAGTGATATAGGCAAGCGTTGGTCTAAATCCCATATCAAAAATGTTCTTATCGCGTGTGGCCACAGCGCCAAGGTCTTTTTGTTCTTCCACCTTTCTCCATACGCGCGGTGGTGTAGCGGCACTGGTTCAGTTTAACAAAGTTGATTAATTACTTGAATATAATATAATAAACATATTTATTAAATTCAAATGCAAAAACTATATACTACGTTATCCTGTCCTATTTGTGGCTCTGATAAATTAT